GTTCTACCTGAGGGTACATATTTATTAACTGGTCTTCTGTAAGTATAGTAGATAATATTATACCAGAAGCATCATCAGCGTATCTATGCCTAGAGGCTGGGTCTACATAAACACGAAATGGGTCTAGATAAGTATACTTAACCTCTCCTCGACCGTAGTCATCTTCAGGGTCTATGTACGCATATAAGTAACCCATACCTGCTGTAGCATAATCATGTACAGCTTGTTTGAATTGAGTGTCTCCATCAGATATATCCCATATGTATTCTAGAATAGTTCTCCATACATTGGATATCCTACTATCAGAGTCCTCTCTGCCTACTGCACTATACTTAGGTGAGCGTGAGGTTAAAAGAGACTTAAGCTTTTCTATTGCGGCATATACACGGTCAATTACAAAATCACCTTGACCGACAGCCCTTAGAGCGTCTGACTCTTCTTGTGAGTAATGGTTTCCTAGAAAAAAATCAATAGAGTCTCTTGCTTCTACATCCCACTCAGAGCGAGCATCTCTCCACATTCTCCAAAGTTGTCTATTAACCTCAGAGTGTTGTACTTCGTTTTTTTCTAACTCTCGTATACTAGAAATGAATGCACCTTCCTTTTTGATGCATAATATACCAAATCATATACACACTATGCAAGTACTATTTAAATTTTTTGACCAGTAACCCAAGATATAACTCTCTTCTTTGTTTTAGATACAGGCTTTACTACCCTGTTCTCTATGAAGTCAACAGCATTAAACCTCTTACTAACAGGGGGTCTAGCTTTATTAATAGCGTACCATAGACCATCAAGTATATCATCGTTTCTTCCTTTTGGAAATTGAAACATTTCATCTACTAAGGAGTTGTGAGACCTTTTTATAAACATTTTCTTTCTATTGACTATAGGTGCTAATAAAGATTCTAACCTATCTTCTTTTTTAATACCGCTAGGTGGTCTTACGCCTAGTGCTATGCCCGGAGCTACCTTTCTTTCTTTATTTGATAATGCATTAACAGCATCTTTTATTATACCCTGAGCTCCAACGTGCTCTACATTAACTCTTTTAACAGGAGAAAATTCTCTTGCGTATTCTAATATTTGTTCTGGCATATCGTACAGAGGTATATGTTCTCTCATATAATCAATTACATATATGTTTCTATCACTATCTATGCCTATAACCATTATAATTTGGTAGTCACTTGATTCAGTAGCTTCATATGCTAGGTCAACACCCATATATACATTTATAGGTATAGCATCATCTTTGTTTACAATATAGGCATATCCATCTCTACTTTCAAACTCATGGTCATATTTTTGCAACCTATCTGTTTTAAACTTAGCATTTTCTAAGTCTCTAGCTTCATTTAAATACTCTTGTGCAAATTTGTGCAATAATCCAACATCTTCAAATCTTCTACGTATCTCTTTTAATTTCTCTCTACTAAAGTAACTGGGCCAAAGAACATCACCTTCAGGACTTATAGCCTTATGATACATTACATCCCAAGCATATTTTCTTTTATCCCTTTGTGCTTCTATATAACCATCGTATATACTTTGTAAAAATGAGTCATAGTGTACTATAGTTCCTATTAGCCATATAGAACCTTCGTTTCCAGCAGAGTTTTCTAAAGCAGGCTCTACAGTAGACATAACCCACTCTTTTATCTCTCGTCTTCTATCTGGAGTCTTGGTATTCAACTCAGATTCAAAGTCATCAAGTATTATCTTTGTATATCTAAGACCTAATTGAGAACGACCACGAAGTCTTTGCGATGTACCCTTTGCTATTACCCTATCCCCTTTACTGGTAGTAAATTCTTTTTCTGTCCATTTGTTTCCACGTATGTCTCCAAAGTAATAATTAAGAGCTGGATTTACTTCTATATGATTTTGTAAATATTTAATATGGTCGATTGCTTGAGATTGTTCTTCTGCAACCCAAGCTATAAATTCTTTCTTACCCTCTGGGTTAAAATACAAGTGATATAATAAAGCAGTCTTTGCTAACGTGGATTTACTGTGCCCCCTAGGTAATATAATACAGTTTCTTTTCTTAGTGTCATCCAGTAAAAGGTCATTTAATTCATAATGATATGAAGCAGGATTAGATTTCATAAAATCTTCAGGTAGGAATAGTTGACCAAAAGATACTATATCTTTTTTAGCTAGCTCTAATACACGTTCTTTTTCAGATACGTTGTTTTTATTTATGTTCGGAGCTTTTGGCACTCTTCTGACATCCAATCTTTTTTAGGCACAAGTTCAAATACTCCACTATTCTGCAATAAAGCTGGGCCTATAGTATACATCCAAGCATCTACTTCATTGTCTTCTGTATAAGCCTTTACCCTTCTTCTTTCATATAATCCATAAGACACACCTTCATATGTATCATATCCGTGTAGGTCGATATCATCAACGTCTATAACCTCAACAACCATTTCATTTTGGTCTTCATCAATGAAAGCGGCTGGATAATTTCTATGACCCGGAAACACCAATGAGTAGCCATCTACTTTCCAAGTATCTCGCTCTCCATTTCTAAGCGTTCCGTACACTGCTAACTTACTCGTCTTCATTTAGGTCTTGTCTAAATTGCCAGTAGTCACTTATATCCCCTATATAACCACTATCAATAAAACTAGAATAAACTTGACTTTCGTAAAACAGTTCATAGATTTCAGTAGCAATGCTTTGTTTTGACATATCATTTTCTAATGACATACCATTATCGTCAGCGTGCTCAAGAACCTCCATCACTATTTCGTATAGATTCATCAGCTTTTCAATTCCCTTTTGGCACTTGCCAGTTTTTTATTTCCACCACCAATAGCTTCTAGCTGTTCAGATGAGAAACCTTGAAAAACTGTTACAGATTCAGATTTTGTATCCGTGTCCTTCATCCCAGCTATTGAAACTAATTCTTTTAATAAAGATACCTTATCACTATCTCTAGAGGTGGTAGCCTCTATAATATCCTTCATCTTCTCCAAGATATACAATGGGGTTATTTCAGCCTCATTCATTATCTTATCTATTTCTTCACGTATCAAACTTTGCACCCTTTTAGTGTTCATTAAAAATTTAGCTTCTCTCTCTGCGTACGTTCTACTATTAGCAGGAAACGCATTTAGAAAAGCATCTACCATATCATCACCCTTAGCTACATACTTTGCAAATAGAAACTCACTCTTAGTTGCTTTCTTTCTATCTTTCTTTACTTTGTAAGCACTATCATACTTAGGACTAAAGGTATATATATTCTTTCTCATATCTCCAGACATCTTGTAATTACCAGAGCATAAAAAAGAACCTATAACTGTTCTAATGTAATCAACCTTTATAGTGTTACCTTTTTTAAGACTACTTTTTTTTAAAACCTGACATACTTGACCATCATCGCATAGCACCCAATCACCTTCGTTGCTATTCCTCCAGTCTTTTACTACATCAGTATTAGGCATAAACTGATTAAACTCATTAACATCGTCAAATAACAAGTGGTCTTTTTTATTTATTGACCTACTTTGCACTTAATACCTTTCCATCAACAGTGCTAACTCCATTAACTATCTGATGTACGGTTACATTAAAGTTACCATTTTTATGAAAGTCTATCACTGCAAAAGCGTGTTGCCAGTTATGTTGTCTATTTCCAAGCCATTCATTTGCTTCAGCACGCATATCCTTTAAACATCCTATTGACCACGCTGACTTGACCCCATCAATGTGCGTAACAGAGCTTTGCTGAATATCATGATGGTGACCATACATAACATTACCACCGAGACGAAGGAGATGATTACGAGTGTGACTAACTCCTGCAAAATGATGCCCATGGTAGAAATTAATTTTACCAATCTTGAGCATCTTTCCGAGCCTATGGTATTTGTATCCACGCTCTTTAAGACGAAGAGCATTCTTAACGAGTATCTCTTTAGCCAAGTATGGATTTTCTTCAACGAATCTATTAAGCCAGTCTTCATGATTACCCTCCACGAAATGACGTTCTTTAGTTCCTGCTTTATCTAGAGATGCATCTATAGTATCCATCCCTTTATTAACAGCTTCTATTTCCTTATAAACAAATGGAAGTTGATATTCTAACGGAGGTCTTTTCTTTTTCTTCCATTGCCAATGAGATACCGATTCCCATTCACCTGTATCACCTAGGTCTATGTATATATCTGGCTTAACAAGTTCTATAGCCTTACATACTACCTTTATTGCTTTCTTATCCTCAAATGGAAAATGCTTGTCAGGTGTAACTATAGCTCTTTTCAACTGAATACTCCCTTAATTATCTTAATCAAGCAAATTAAAACCAATGCTTCCATAAAGAACCAAAGCTTACCAGATATCATTGCTACTATTGCAACTGCTGTTCTCATTTATTCCTCCTAGACAATCTCGCTGACTGTCTTATTCTATCGTCAGTTATTCCCGGTATGACCACAGTATCAAAAAACTCACACCCTTTTTCTACTCTACAAGGCTTACCACTTAACTTAGAATCTAATGTAATGGATAACTTATCATCCTTTCTATTAAAAACACAGCCTACACATTTACCAGCATCCCAATTAGAGCAGTAACTTCTAGCTATGTTTAATACATTGGTCATATCTACGT